TTCCTATATTGATAGTACTTCTGCCTCAAAATAATCCATAAGTTTCTTTGGCGGAACTTTGAACTTCTTTGAAACACTATTTATTGTTTTGTCAAAAGTATTTAGGAAATCTGAGGGTTTAGAATCCATTTCCTTAAAAATAGCGTCAACAGCTTCTTTCATCTTAGGAGATAACTTCTTATACTCCTTAGATGATTTGTGTTCATCTTTTTCTGGTAGTTCTTTTGCGAACTTTGAAAAAGGTTTACTCACTATCTTCTACCTCTGGTACATGGTGAGTTACAAATGTCTTTGCAACTTCCTGTCTCTTTGTTTCTAATGCGTCACCAACTTTGGCTGCAAGCGCACTATTGAAGTGTGTTTCTGCTGAGAGATTGTCTCCATCTCCAATAGCATCAACGAAATCTCTTACTGTATCCATTATTTATCTCCTTGTGTGGGATCATTGTGAGCAAACATACCATCGTCATCTCCACCCATTTCACCACCTTCTTCATCTTTCATTTGATTTTCTACTTCTTCAATTTCTTCATCATTCATACGAAGAACATTTTTGCGTACATATTCTTTAGAGAAGTATGTACCAACATAACTTTCAATCTGTCCAAGCATATCTAAACGGTTCTGTAGAATTTCTGCATTCTTCAGTTCTGTAAAGTGTCCGTCTTGCATAAAGTCAAACTGGATATGTTCTTTGAATGTTTCCCATTCCTCGGCTGCAATTACACCCTTTAGAATGAGTTGTGTTCTGAGCATATCAAGAAATAAAACAGTGAACTTCTTGCGAAGTTTCTGAACAAACTTGGTAAACTTTAATTCATCTCTTGTGATGTTATCAGAACGTCCAATAGAGAACTGTGATTCTGATTCCAATCTAGAGATTGGCACGTTCAATGAACGATACAATTTGTTTTGGAAGTATTTGATATCATCAATCTCACCAAGGTTTGAACCGCCCGGCAAGGTTGTGATTTCTGTACCTCTACCACCTTCTCTACGAGGTAGCCAGAAATCTTCCAACATAGACATATGATTTCTGTCATCTCTAATCTCACCAGTTCGTGCATCATACACCAACTTGTTCCGATAACGATTCATCACATCCTTGAGGTATGCCTCTGCCTTTACTTTCGGCAAGTTACCCACATCAATGTAGAAGATACGTCTTTCAGGCGCACGAGAGATACGATAGATAACCAACGCATCCTCAATCATACGCAACTGATTGACAGGTTTAATTGCTTTGTGTAGATAAGAAAGGATTGTACCCTTATGCATATCTACAAGTCCAGAAGGGCAATATGTAATAGAGTCAGCCGCAATACGAATACCAGAAGATGTTCCTGTATTTTGCTCCCAACCTTTATCGTTGTAGAGATAGAAATCTTCAATACTCTTAACTGCGTCAATACCAGTTTTCTGATCTTTTTCTTTTCGTTGTTCTCTGACCTTCTTAATCTTGCGAGGGTCAATGTAGCGCACCTCTTGAATGCCCTTACGAGGCGATTTCTTATCAATAATCTTATGATAATAAATGCGTCCATCAACATACCAACGCCTAAAGATATCATGTCCTTTTGCACTAAAGTCAAGCAAACGCAATACTTCATCAAACTCATCACGCATCTTTTTCTTGATGTTTGGTGATACGTCTAATCTGTCGAGGGAGAGTGATACCGATTTGTCTCTTTCATCAGAGACAATCGACTCATTTGAAATATCTTCAATTGCACTGTCACACTCTGGTTGTTGTGCAATATCACGATATCGTCTAATTAAATCTATTTCATTTCTATCACGGCCGTCCATGTCGAGGACAGATGCATAGTGTCCACCACCTGATACTACATCAAGCGTGCCATCATCAGTAGAGGGAGCAGTGAATCCATCCCTGCTCCCACCTTTATCTGAACGTGTGATAGAGAAACCAAAAAGTTCCGCCATACTATAATTCTCCTAATTTTACTAAACTATTTAGTAAGTCTGTAAAACTAGTTATACACCAGCATTAAATGACGTATAACGCCAAGTAATCTCAAAGGTTTCTACTTCATTTACTGTGTCCATGTTTAAGTCAATCGCACTGATTGCTGTAGGCCAACAACTTGTTAGAGTGTACTGTTTTAGAACAGCGTTATCTCTATCCAATTGTTGTACCACCATATCAGCAGTGTATGCACTTACGTTTGCAACACCAGTGTTTGTCTGAAGGTCATTAATACCATTCATCCATCTTTCCATACCGTTTCTTACAGCGAAGTTGGTATCGTTAAGCACTGTTGTAGTCCATGTTTCAAACTCTCTGTCACCAGCAAGATACAATTGGCGTCCTCTAAATTGAAGAGGAATTTCTGCGATTGTCTGTCCTGGCAAAGATGCAGTTCTGATCATAAACTGTGCAGTTGCACTGTTTAATCCAGTTCCAATTCCAGTTGGTGTGTTCAAGAGAACACGAAATTGGTTAGCTCTTGCACCACCACCTTGAATATTTGCTTTAAATTGATCTATTGTTGCCATGATTAACCTCCTACCTCACTAAACTCAACACCAGTTCTTACGGCGATAAAGTTCAGTGTAATAAAGTTAATAGAACGAGCGGGTTTAATAAAGATGTCACCGACAAATTCATTACGGTCAATCACCTCACCAGTATTGTTACTATCGTCACAAACTACTGAGAAGTCCGTAATACCTCTACGTCCTTGTACATCTCTCAAGAAAGGTTCTACCAAGTTTAAGAACTGTGCTCTTGTGAAATCATCGTTGAATTCAAAGAGTTGGAACTTAGCTGCGGTTGCGATTGCCTTTTCAAGTACCAAGAACAATCTACGAACATTAATTCTATCGAATGCAGAAGGTCTTGAAAGTGCAGTCTTATCACCGAAAAGAAGTGTACCTTCACCTGGCTCAGAAATAACAGGGTTAATTCTGGCAGGATAGATTTCATCTCTCTGTGCCTTATTTGGGTTGTATGCAAGTTTAACTGCACCACGAATTTGTCCTCTGTTGAAACCAGCAGGGGAGAACCATGCGTCAGCAACTTGGTCTGTGTTTGCACAAAGTCCAGCAACGTCACCATTCAATGGAACAAATCTGTACACATCAGCGTACTTGTCGTACATATACTTGTATCCACTATCGAATACTGCATATGAAGAACTTGCGAGTTGATCAAAGAATGTAATTACATTTGATGTCTGTGTGATTGATGAAGGAATACTTACAACATCTGCTCTACGAGGCGAAATGAAACCTACGCAATCCTTACGAGCCTCACAGAGGTCGATAATCATTGTTGCGTGTGCTACACCGTCTGTACCAGCAGGACAAGTTCCTGCCATCACAAGGTTGACATCAACTGTTGCAGTATCAGCAAATAACTGATATGCAATGTCTAGTTCACCAACTGAAGGTGAAGCAGCAGTTGTACCGTTACTACCACCAGCAAGTACGGATAAAACTACACCACCTTTACCACTAGTAGGAGTATATGCATTACCACCGGCAAGTGTTGTACCGGCTTCGGATGCGATTGAACTGTCATGGTTCATCCAACGAATGTGTTCTGATTTAACATTAACAACATTCACATAATAGTTTGTGTTACCTTGTGGTGTTTTTGCCTCACCAATCTGTGATACAAAAGGGAATACCTCAATAACACCATCACCTCTACTACCAGCCAAATCTGAATCTGAACCAGTAATACCACCATCTCTGTCATACACTACAACGTGCATTTCATCAAGAGTAAGGTTTTTACTTGCAGCATAAACTGATGTGCTAGGCGCACCGTCTACCTGATCATAAAATCTCCAACGTCTGCGAACATTAGTTGCATCTGCAAGAGCAGATTTAAGTCCACCACCGTTAGGATTGTCTAGTTGTCTGATTGTCAATGCGTCAGTAGCAATTGCAGTAATTTCATACTGAGAACCGTCTGTTTCAAAGAAGTGAACAATATCACCGACATTGAATAATGCACCACCGGCACCAGCAGAACCGCCACCATTATCAATTGATACTGTGGTTGCACCAGCAGCTGGAGTTCCTTCTACAACACCTAGTGTTCCAGTGTTACCACTGAATGTCTCTTCAAATGCAGATGCACTTGTACACATAGAAACACCAATTGAGTTTCCAATAGAGCCTGGGAATCTAGATGCCCAGTTACCGGCAGATGAACCACCAGCACCATTGTTAAAGTGATTATCATCGTAATCACTATCGTTAATTATTTTAATTCCCGATCCGTCCGAATCTGCATTAAGCATACCAGCCTTTTCGGCTCGTACTACTCTCAACGCATTACCGTACTGTAGGAAATTGGCTGCGGTAAAAAATGACTCAAAGTTATTTGAGTCAGGTTTACCAAAGACTTGAATGAGTTGTTCTTCAGAACTGATAGATGTTACCTCGCCGACAGGGCCAATATTAAACTGACCTGCTATCGCACCGATTGAGGTAGCAACTGCTGGAACAACATTAGTCAAGTCAATCTCTTTGACGAGGACGCCAGGGGATACTTGAAATGCCATCTTTGTTTCTCCTTTATGGATTCATTATTACAAAAGTTTCCAAACTTACATCAATATTTATAAAAAATCCATTCTACACCAATTTTTTATAGGTTTCTGGCACATAAATAATATCATGTCAGAACATTACCAAAAGTACAAAGAAACCATCAAAA